ATTTCTGGTATCAATAGCAAACACATCAGTCGCACTCTCAGGTTCAGCAAGAGGGCCACGGCGGATTGCCATGTAGATTATAGTGTTGCCGTTATTATTCCAGTCACCTCTAGTTGTGGTAATCTTAAAGCCATTAGGTTTTATATCTACATTAGCAGTATTTGTGTCTGTTGTTTCAGAGTTAGATGCATTTGCCTCAAGAGATATATCAGTACCCCCCACAGGCAAACCTCTCATGTTATCCATCATGCGCCATTGGCTTGTAGTACCAGTGTTTTTTATTAATAACCACTGAGGCTCAAACCCCAAGTCAACCTCAGGGCCATCAGTAGAACCATTACCAGTATAACTACCACACTTAATAATGTCTTGGTTACCACCAGGGCCGAACTCACCGTCACCATTGTTGTTAGCAAACAGATATGCAGTATATGTTGCGCCAGAAGTATTTAGTACACCGCCAACACTAAAAACACTATCTGTAGCGACATTGTTCCCAGAGTTACCAAAGGCGGTTTGTTGATTTAAGTATCCGTAGTCATTACTGCCGTCGATTACATCGGTAAATACCCACCAATCTCCTGTGGCATCAGTCCTCTTGATGATAACTATGCCCGGTTTTGCCCCAAGATCATGGGACACCTGTTGTTCGTTTACTGCACTACCCGGCCCCGTGCCTGAAAATTGAACGCATGTGAAGAACTTAGGGGCTTTGCGGAATGTCCAAGAGGCGAATGTGTCTCCGCTGGAGTTTGCCCCGCCATTGCCCTGTCCAAAGCCCAGTGAAAAACCATTAGAGTTAAACGAAGTTACTGGGCCATTGGTTTGCTCTGCGGCTGTAGTTTGAGATTGAAGCCATTTTGTTATAGTTCTCTCAGAGTCGTGAAGGTAATGAGAGTTTCCGTTGTTGCGGCCCTTTAACCAAACCAAACCACCTTCGCCAGCTTCCGCTGCATCAAAGGGGCCGAATTTAGAGGTTAATGCGCCGTTGTTACTCAAGCTATGACCACTGCTAGAATTGTCAGTGAAAGGTTCATCCCCTTGCAAGGCCAGTAATACTGTACCAGAAACCGCTGTCAGTGCGGCTGTGGGTGTTGTAAAGTTGCTCGTGTATAAGGCAGAGCCTTTAACAACACGCACGTTAGACATATGACCTTCTACGTTATAGAGGTTCTGTTCTAGTGAACCACCTACTGACCAATTGCTAGCAGGCGTTTCATAGTTGGTGCTGTCGCTGTACGTTGATCCAATTTGCGTTCCGTTTACAAACAATCGAGTTTGACTAGATGCCCTACACAACGCAACGTGTGTCCAAGCACCTGTTGCAACATTAGTGCCTGACCCTGTGATACGATTGGCTCCGGTGAGATAAAAATAAAGTGTTCCACCGCTGTCAGTGTAAAGAAAGGGTGAGGCTGTAGTAGCATTTTGCGATGATGTTCTTTGATCGAAGTATGTGATATAGTTCTTATCGAAAAACTTATAAACAAAGAACTCAATCGTGTAATCACCTGTGCCGTACCCAAAGTCTGAGCTACTCGGAACATTCATACGAACAGTATCTGCACCGCTAAAATCTACGGAACCACCACTATTAGATTGACCAAGGTTAATCCCATTCTCAATAACCTGAGTACCACCGTTCCCCTCATAGAGATACGTTGAAAACACATCTGTAATATCAAGTGCAGCACCGCCAGTAGCAGAACCAGCAGCGGCTTGGAGCATTTTCTTTTTAGTAGCCATGTGTGAAGCTCCCTAGCCCAATGCCTGCCCAGCGGTGAATCCATACCAGTTTGTGCCACCGTCACGGGTAGTGAATACGAATACATCCTTGGCAGACGCTGTAGCTGTAAGGGTAGGTGCCGTAGCAGCAGGCCAGTCTACTGAGGTAGGCCATGTCACTGTGAAGCCACTGGCTGAAGCGTCTTGGATAATCTCAATGCTGAACGTGTAGGCTGTGCCACTTGCAGGTGGGTTGCTGAACGTGAACGTAGTGTTCTCCGTCAGTGTGTGACTGAATGAGTTACCAGCCTCACAGTTAACCGTCGTAGCGTTAGAAGTAGATGTCACCGCCGCGTATGTTTCGTTGTAGCTATCAACAATCAACTCGCCCGTAATGTCCACATCACCTGTGTAAGTCGGTGTCATCTTAGCGTCTAGCTGCGTTTGAATCGCGCTAGTCACACCGTCGACGTAATTTAACTCTGTTGTTGTTAGAGTTGCACCATCAAGAATGTTTAATTCTGCCGCCGTGGCAGTGACACCCAAGTTGGCCAAAGCTGCCGCAGCGTCTACCAAGTCCGAAAGATTATTAGACTCCAGTAAATACCGCGCATCCGACTGTGCCTTGGTGTATGTGTCAGTGACCGTAAATGTCGCATAAGCAACTACGTCAACGCTGTCACCCGCCGCGGCACCCGAGGCTAACACCACAGAAGTGCCGTTCGTGGCTGTGTAATCTGTCGTGTCCTTGAGCAGGACACCGTTCTGATAGACTGATATGTTGCCCGCGCTGTATGTAACAGAAAACGTGGTTTGCGCCGCTGTCGCTGTAAACGAGGTAACGTCAATTGTATTGGACGCGGCAGAGCCCGCTGTAATTTCTATAACACTTGCACCAGAGCCCGCCCCATCGCAGTAAACGATAGAAGAACTGGTATCAAGAATGTCTACAGTGCTGCCCGAACCCTGAGAAATCGTAATCGTTTGACCACTATTGTTCTTAATAAAGTAAACTTTTTGAGCGTCGTTGGGTGCAATGGTAACTGTGACTGCAACTCCGGGGGCTCCCCCAAAGACCAACACCTTACTCATACCGTCCGATATGGTTCCATCTGTTGTAGTGACAGTCTCTGTCGCCCCCGTAAGGGTAATGTTAACCACACCGTTAGTTAAACGGTCGATGATGTCAAAGTTCGTGTTTGTAGACGAGCCCCAAGTGCCGGACTCATCACCCGTGGCGATCTTTTTTATCCCGCCGTTCGAAGTATAGGTAGCCATGTTATTACCTTTACGCTGCTATTTCAGTCCATGTTACACCAGAAACTGGCTCTTCCTCCGACCAGATACTGTCTGGGTCAGGAGTAACACCTGTCCAAACTGTCCCCGGATCAGGGATTATTTGATCGTAAACTAACACAGAACCAACTCTTGCGCTAGAGGAAAGACCTGTGACGCTAATCCGTACACTTAGTTTGGTTTCTACCGGGCCAAGTTCTGTCTGAGCCAGTATTCCAATGTTGTTTACGGGGACACGCTGGAAGGTCCTAAGTTCTACAGTGCCTACAGTACCTGTACCTTCGACCCCTGTTATTTGAATGTTTGGCGCATCACCAATAATGCTCACATCGCCAATTGCAGGAATCGTTGCCAACCCTGTTACATTTACATCAACACCCGTGCCTGCGTTGATGAGTACACTTCCAACGCCGCTCTGTGCCTCAAGTCCAGTAGCGGGCGCGTAAGCGTTAATAACAACACTTACTCCATTAACCGTAGCAGTGCCCAATAGAGACGCTGTGACCGGAACGGTTATACCTGAACCCTCCACAACAGTAACCGAACCAACCGATATTGTTGCTTCAATGCCTGTTTGAGGAATGTTCTGATCGGTCCTAAGCGTCACTACGCCAACGGCAGAAACACCTGACAACCCGTCCGGAATAATAACGCCGTCACCTGTAACAGTAACGGAGCCTATTGCAGTTGTAGCCTGTATTCCCGTGACATTAACGGCAATATTTTCGCGAACGACCGCAGCACCAACTTGGCCCTGAAGTGCCGTTATTTCAGACTTTTCTCCGCCCCAAGAGGTCTCGCCCCATGAAAGCTCACCCCACCCGTTGAGAGTATGACCCACGCGGACAGGGACTGCTTCACTCCAAGCACCCTCTCCCCATTCGCCACGACTCCAGCCAGTGATGTTCGCCACAGGGAAACTCCCTACGCGATACGGATTAGAGCGTTAGTCGCGTCAGCCGTTGGGAACACAATCTGAAAATCCCCAGCAGTAGAGGACTTGTCCGAACCAAAGTCCAGAACAACAACCGAATCCGTTGTACCTGAGCCTGCACCCGTTGTGGTATTGTAAATCAACGCACCACGCGCAGTGATTGTAGCTGATGTAAACGTCAGGTCCGCAAAGTCTGTAAACGCTGTGGTTCCAGAAGTCGTCGGAGTTACGTTAGTCAACGCACCACCACCCGCAGCATACGAACCTGAGTCTCCGACTTCGTTAGTCGCAGTGTAGTCCGTCGTCGCTGCCGTGAAAGAAGCGTTGTTATCATACAAGGCTAGCTTGAACGTGTCGCCTGTAGAGTTTGTAAAATTGTGACTACCAGTAAGCAATTGCTGCTTAAAAGAAGTACACATAAAGTTTCCTGTAAAGGCCATAGTTAGAGTCTCCTTATGAGTTCAGCCAGTTCGGGGTGTCCCGCATCCTTGAGGGCAGTATATACCGTTGTGCGGTCGCTGCGAATAGCCTGCCGCATATAATATGCAACAAGCGTTTCGACGTGCTTCGAAAAAGCACGAGCTTGGTCTCGTATCCCAGGATGGGCAGTATCGGAAACCGAAATAATTTTATCAACACACTGCTCTGCTAACTCGTCAGGAGTAAAGCCCCGGTTGTCCGTGGTCTTCACCCCAATAACAGGCGCGTCCTTGTTAATGTCTACTTTGAACTCAAACATTACTGTTTCGCCCTTATAGTTTTGCCAGTGCGGTATTCGTCAGTGGTCTCTTTAGCTTCGCCCAGCATCTTAATGCCAACCAAGGCTTCTTGGAATCGCCCAGCATACATTCCCATAACGTCCTGCTCGCCCTTCATGTAAATGTAGGCCTCTATCAAGGAGCCGTATAGCATCGCCATCTCAGCGTTTACACTGAGCCAGGTCGTGCCACTTTCGGACCCTGCAGTCAAACTGAGTGGACGATAGAAATAATGAAGCTCTGCAGTGTAATTTGCTCCAACCGCCGGAGCATTCGGTGTTGGTGCTAATAGAAAGTTTTCTACATCAAACACTCCATAATAACGTGGGGCACCCGTTGTCGTATCGTCCGGAGTATAGGTCTGCAAAAAACTAGGGTCTTTAAACTCAACGAAAAACTTGTCCGCATCTGGGCCCCGCAAGCTCAAAGAAAACGGCGCAAGAAAATCTGAAGGCACCGCCAAATAGGGGTTGCCTGCGGTAGTCGAAGCTGTGGAGTTCTTTCGAAACAAGCTGAGTTGTACATTCTTCAAGATCCTCTCTTCCGCCTGCCTAATAAACAAAGGAAGGTTTGTAACGAAAGATGTCTCGTCGTTCTCTGTATAATCTTGAATAGCCTGTTTAAGCTGCGCGTATGTAAAACTCATGTTGTCACCACCGTTACTGTTCCAACTGAGCCTTGAGCAACCAAGTTGTCAGGAGGACTAAGCCCTGGAATATACGCAAAGCCCACAGGGTTCCAGCCCCACTGCACTGCACGTTGCTCGCTAAGACCCGTCTCAGGTCGAGGGTCTCGTAATGCCTGTGGGTCTGGAAATGCTTTAGGTGGGTATAACTGGGGGTGCTTAGGCTCGAACTCGTCCGGACCAACTTTAGCTCCGGTCCACTCCACCTTCATCTCACTAAGACGGTAACGGCGACCAGACCGATCAGATATTCCCCAAGCATTTTTACCGCTAGCGTATGCCATTACACCCTCAAGTAACTCAAACTAGGTTGCAACTTCAAAGGAGTCCGACCTTGGTCCTCGTCCGCCGCACGTTGAAACTCTTCTTCATACACCGTCTTTAGCAACTGAACTCGCTCCGGCGCACGTTTCATCGCCATGTAGTAGGCAAGACCTGCCACCATACAAGGGAAAAACCGGAAAGGCATATCCGTTGTGTCAACCAAAGAGTCCGCATCCTCGATCCTACGAACATAATAATAGATCAATTGATCTGTGGAGTTCTCCGGAACAGCCCATAGATTGATTACAGGATCAATCTGCCGATTCAGCCAGTACTGACTGGTACGTCCTTGTGTCGTCTTATTTGGAAGAGTTGCATACTCACCACGGCTGATACGCTCCACTTCGAAATCTGTGCCATCTCGGCGAACCACAACGTCAAGAAGATCTACCACATCAGAAAGCAAAGCCTCCTGTGCTTGACCTTGAGTAAGGGTAATGGTGCCCTGCTTAACTGTCCAAAGGTTAAGCCCCCGGTTAGCCCATTCAGCAAACATCAAGTTCAAGGACCTACGGGCAGTGCGAGCATCATAGCCCGTGCGGACCTCTAATCCACACCGCTCATACGCTTCTTCAATAACCTCGCCTACATCGAGGTTGAAATCCCTTGAACCTGAAGTTGCCATCAGCTGTTTCCTTTAAACGATCCGCCACGGCCAGCCATTACGCAGCCGCCTGCATTGTAACCTTTGACCTTGCCGCCGTACTTGTAGCCTTTTTTTATCATGCCGCCGCCCATGTAGCCGTTTAGCATGCCGCCATTCTTCTTCTCAATAACACCGCGACCAATCAGAACATCCTTCTTAGTCACTTTGCCGTCGCCACTTAGATCCTTCATAACATACTCCTCAAGGTTATCAAAACACTCTTACCAAGCCACCATCAGCCTTCCAGTTGATGCGCTTAGATGATTTCTTCTTCTTCGCTGCGGAGGTACACTGCGCCATCGTAGGGCGGCAAGCAGGGTAACCTTTACGTTTCTCGCCCTTTTTTCTCCCACAGGACTTCCCTGTTTTACAGTCAACCCAGCCCTTCCCGTTATTTTGGGAGAACCATTTGCGCAGTGAGTTGTCCTTCTTTGCCATCAGTAGTTATTCGTCTCTTTACGACGACCCTCTGTAACTCCGCCGCAGCCATAAGCAATATAACCGCCTTCTTTTAACTTCTTCTTTACAGGGCGTTTACGTTTCTTAGAAGATTCGCCCCAGTTTGCTGCTCCCACTTTTCGGCACTTGGCTACCGCTCCGCTTGCGTATGCGCTGGGCCACACCTTGTACCGAGCTTTCACCTTCTTGGCGCATGCGTCGA